GTCTGATATTAAGATTTGACGTATGACGTCGTCAACTGGACTCCAGTCGCCAACGCCCCACTCTTGGTACCATTGGTTGATTACTCTGACAGCTCGCATCATGATCTCCGGGTCTAATTTCCCATCCCACTGTTTGTAGTCTCCAGCAATGACGTTCCCGCCGAAACGGTTCAGTCTTCTGAACAACGCGCTCCACTGCGGTCCTTCGGGGTCAATTCCTACTGCACTGTGTCCTTCTACACACCTCGCATTCATAGTGGATACAAAAGCACCGAAGTACTTTCTCACCATCATCGTATGAGGCAGGGACATACAGTCAAACAGTCGGGTCTGGCCTGTCAGAACTTTAGCTAGCTTGCGCCGCTCGTCTTTCAAGTTGGAGTAGGTCACAAGAAAAGTCCTTTTGCGATTGCGCAAGTTCTCTTCATAGTTATCTACATCTTGTCTTAGTATGGGGTCTCGGATCCGATAGACTATGTCATCTTCATCTTCAGGGTCGTTCTCGTTCTCGAAGAGGAAACGTTTTCCTTTTGTTCCAAAGTAAGGGTTCTTCAGCCGTTTATGTGGCCAACCCGCACTCGTCAACATGTTGAGGCGCGTATATCCCCAAGCGCGGACGCCGTTGATCGCTTCACTTTCGGTCAGCTTTCTGGCAATCCCGCCAAGGGGTCGCACCAACAGAAGGATGCTTAGCATGTATCTCACAGCCAACTCTACCGCTCTTGGATGGAACGGCTTTGTCGGCTCCGAGTACTTCTTCGCACCTTCGTTGAGGGGGGTATACTCTGGATTTTCCTGGAGCTCAAGCATGAGTCTAGGATCTCTCTTCGTTTTGACGCTTGGCCCAGTCTCTACTGGGAAAACGCCATGAATCGGGGACGGTCTGATGTCTGTCTTATTGCATACTCTCTCTTCCCATCCATTCTTCAAGGTTGCCACGTACTCCATGTCACCCTCGGGGTAAACCGACAGTGCTTTCTCATACGGGTCAAAGGTAGAAATCTCTGAAGTCGGAACTCCGAGAACTGTTCCCTTCGACCACGGTGGAATCTCGCTATAGCACGCTGCGTGAAACTGTAATCTCGCCGCCTCGACGTTCCTGCTGACAAACTCGTAGTCCAGGGGGATCGCAAAGGAAGTTCCTTTAGTATTCATTGCAACGTGCATGCCAAACACGCAACCTTTTGTAATGGGTCCTGTTAAAACTAATGGCGCACCGCAGATGATCTTATCTGCGTCCACGGCGTATTGGTACACCACAGGTTGAATGTACGTATCGTCGATGGCAAGTCCAGGTGACTTGTCGCCATAGGTGCTAGTCTTCTTCACCAGCTGCACCTTAGCATGGTGTATATGTTCGACGCCCTTCTTCTTCGAGGGTATCTCTGTTTGCATTCCGTCAAGCTCGGCATGAGCATCAAGCGGCACAATGTGTTTGATCATGTTCTTAAACTGACCAATTCGCGCATCAAGGCGCAGGACAGCGCAGTCTGGAGAGACTTTGCCATCAGCATCCTTGCACCGCATGAAGTCATCCTTCACTATCTTCAAATCCCAAGTCTTCCCTTTGAAGGTTA